GCAAAAAGACGCTGACCCGGCCGTCGGTGGCGTGGATTCAAGAGCATGTGAACTACGCCAAAGCCGGTTTGCTGATCCGGATCCTGGACGACCAGCGCAGCGAAAGCACCGGCGCGCAGAGTTGGGAAATCACGCTGCCGAAACGCCAGTTCATCGGCGCCGAAACCGAACGCGAAACCAATCTCCTGATTAACCAGGTGTTGCAACAAATCCTAACTTCACCCCGCTAACGAGGCACTGCATGGCACTCGGTCAAGTCACCGTCGACAATCTCAATCTAGGCCAGGGCGCCGTGACAGAGGTTGAGCGTTACTTTCTTTTCATCGGCCCCGCCGCCAAAAACGTCGGCCAGGTCATTCCGCTGAACACCGACAGCGATCTGGACGCCGCCCTGGGCGTCCCGGCGAGCGATCTGAAAACCCAAATCACCGCCGCACGTTTGAACGGTGGCCAGCGCTGGGCCTGCATGGCGGCCCCGATCGGCCCCGAAGGCGACTGGGCCAACGCTCTGGAGAAAACCCAGCAACAAGGGGTGTCGGTGGAAGCGGTCATCGTCACCAAGCCTGTCGCGAAGGGTGACGAACTCTCGGCCATGAATGACGCGGCCGTCGCCCTGAACAACACCTACGGCCGTCGTGTTTTCTTTCTGGCAAGCACTGCCGGCATCGCCGTCGACCAGACATGGGCGCAGTACCTGAGCGAGCAAAAAGCGTTGGTAGCGGGTCTGGCAGCGCCGCGCGTTTCACCGGTGCCGCAACTGCACGGTAATGACCTGGGCGTGCTGGCTGGTCGCTTGGCGAATTCGGCAGTCAGCATCGCGGATAGTCCGATGCGCGTGGCTACCGGGCCGGTGTTGGGGCTTGGCGACGTGCCTATCGATATGGAGCTGATACCGCTGCCGTCAGCTGTGCGCAGCGAACTGGATCGGGCGCGGTTCTCCGTCACTCAGACCTACCCAGACTATCCAGGCGTGTACTGGGGTGACTGCAACATGCTGGACACCCCCGGTAGTGACTTTCAAGTCGTGGAATACCTGCGCATCACCGACAAAGCCGCTCGGCTGATTCGCCCGCTGCTGATCCGCCGTGTCGCCGATCGCCGCTTGAACAACACGCCCAACAGCATGGCGGTGAACACCAACCAACTGATGGCGCCACTGCGTGCGATGGCCAAGTCCATCAAGTTCAACGGCGAGGTGTTCCCCGGTGACATCGAGCCGCCGAAAGACGGTGACCTGGTGCTGGAATGGCTCAGCAAAACCAAGGTTGCGGCCTACATCAAGCTCAAACCCCTCAACTGCCCGAAAGACCTCACGGCGAACATCGCCCTGGATCTTTCCACTGACAAAACGGAGTAACGCCCCATGGCAAAAATTGGCGGCAAGAACTTCGACGTGAGCCTGGGCGATCTGTCGCTGCACGTCGAGAGCTGCACCCTGGACATCACCGACAACTCGGCCGTAGCCCAAACCCGTGGCGTGCCTGACGGCTACGTGGAGGGCGACGTGGCCGCTGCCGGCGAACTGGAACTGGACAGCTCCAACTTTCAGTTGCTGATCGATGCGGCGCGATCGGCGGGCAGCTTTCGCAAGCTCAAGCCGTTCGATGCGGTGTTCTTCGCCAAGGCCGGCGAGGACGAGGAACTGCGCGTGGAGGCCTTCGGCTGCAAGGTGAAGATCTCCAGCTTGCTGTCGATCGATCCCAAAGGTGGCGAGAAGACCAAACACAAGGTGCCGTTTGACGTCACCAGTCCGGACTTTATTCACATCAACGGCGTTCCGTACCTCGACGCTACCGAGATCGAGGGGATCCGTTAATGGTGGATTGGTTCGACCGCGCTCAGGAGCTGGAGCAGCGCCAACGCGACCAGGCGATCAACGCCCAGTTGCTGACACCTGTGCCGGTCGGGCCGAGCCTGACCCATTGCCAGGACTGCGACAACAAAATCCCGCCGGCGCGGCAGGCACTGGGCGGTAAAACGCGGTGTGTCCCGTGCCAAACGGGCTTTGAGCAGAGTAAACGCTGATGACCACTGACGCCTTGCGCCTCGGAGCGCTGGAACAGAAATTCGCTGTCTTCGAACACCGACTGGGCGAGCTGGAAGACCGCCACGAAACCGTGCCAACCCGCGTGACCAAACTGGAACAAGGTTTCGAACATATGGCCGGGCAACTGTCGGAACTGAACGCTGGCCAGCAGAACCTGACGGTCGCGGTGAACGACATCGGCGCGAAGGTCGGCCGCTTGCTGACCATTCTCACGGTGGTCGCTTCCGTGCTGCAAATGGTCGTGCCAGCGCTGTTGCGAGCGTGGTTCCCATGAGCCTGCGCGGCAGGATTTCGGCCGGTGCAATCGCGCTGGCCAGCGCTCCGTTGGTGATCTTCCTGGGCACTTGGGAAGGCAACGGCCAGAACACCGTTTATGCGGACAAGCTCGCAGGGGGACTGCCCACGGTTTGCAAGGGCATCACTCGTTTTACCAGCCCATATCCGGTCATCGTTGGCGACTACTGGTCACCCGCCAAGTGCGCCGAGGTGGAGCTACTGGAGATCCGCAAAACTCAGTTGCAGCTTGCCGAGTGCATCACCAACCCGAATGCCAGCCAGAACACGTTCGACGCCCTCACCAGTCACGGCCACAACTTCGGTGTGACCAGCACCTGCGGCAGTCGAGCGGTCGCGCTTATCAACGCCGGCCGCATCACCGAGGGCTGCAAAGCTCTGGCATGGGCGCCGGACGGCAAGACGCCGGTATGGGCCTTTGTGACTGACGCCAAGGGCCAGAAGCGTTTTGTGCAGGGGCTGCACAGCCGCCGGCTGGCCGAATCCCGGCTGTGTGCGGAGGGCTTGTGATGCTGCGCCAAGCCTTGTTCCTGGTCGTGTTGTGCCTGGTCGCCTGGATCGGTTTCGACGCCCTCGAAGGCCAGCGCGACGAAGCCAGGCGCGAGCGTGATAGCGCGAAATGGGAAGCGAGCGGCCTGCGGGAAGCGGCACGCATCAGCGGCGAGATGCTGGCTGAACGGGACGCGATCGACCAACAAAACACCAAGGAATTGACCGATGCACTCACTGAAAACAAGCGCCTGCGCCGCTCTGTTGGCGATGGTACTGGCCGGCTGCATGTCCGCGCCACCTGTCCCGCCGCCGGATCTGTGCCCGCCGCCGCCGGCACCGCCCGTGTGGCTGATGCAGGACGCGCCGAACTCACAGCAGACGCTCGACCGGATTATTTCACCCTCCGAGATCAGCTCGCCCTTAGCCGGCAAATGATCCTCGGGTTGCAGCAATACGCCCTCGGCGTGTGCCGGCGAACATCGGTGCAACAGGGCAACACTTTTCCCAACCTCAACAAGAGAACAACCCAATGAGCCAACAGAACAACACCGAAATCACTCTGGAAGTCGGCGAGCAGGAATTCACGTTCAACCTGACCCCGGCTGACGTCACCAAGTATTTCAACGCCCTGACCCAAACCAACAAGGTCGCCCCAGGCAACAACCTGTTGATGACCACCGTCAAGCAAGAGGAAAAGGCCACGTTGAAACCGTTGCTGGCCAACCCGGTGATGGTGATGCAGATCGCCGGCGCGTTGCTCGAGGAGTACGCGCCGAACGTTGAGGTGATCGTAAAAAAGCGCACGAACACGCTGAGCGCTTAAGCGAAAACGGCCTGGGCCAGCTCATGGCCCTGACGAACCGATGGCTACCTGGTACGGAACCCACGCCCGAGGCGATGGGAACCGCCAAGTGGCTGGAGGACGAATACTGGAAACGCATGGAGTTCGCCGTGGCTAACGGGATCGCCCTTGCGCTGAACGGATAACGACTTTGGCAGACCGTAGCGCCAGCCTGGCTTTCATTCTCAGCTTGCAGGACAAGGTCACCGCGCCGCTGGGCAAGGTGAAAATGGGCTTTTCCGAGCTTGCTGATCAAAGCGAAAAGCACATTAAAACGATCGGCTTGGGCATGGGCGGTGTGACGGCGGCGGTTGTCGGGATTCAACAGGCCATGGCGCCGGCGTTGGAGGTCAATCGTGCCCTGGGCGATGTCCGATCGCTGGGCGTGGCCGACGACGCCTTGACTGCACTGAACAACAAATCTTTGGAGTTCGCTGTGAATTACGGTGAAAACGCCAAGGACTTTGTAGCGTCTGCGTACTTGATCGAGGGCGCAATTAAGGGACTCGCCGGCAACCAGCTCGCCATCTTTACCAACACTAGCAACCTGCTGGCCAAGGCTACCAAGTCCGACGCCGAAACCATGGGCGAATACGTCGGCACGCTCTACAACCTGCAAAAGTCCCAAGCCGACGCGATGGGGAAAGGCGCGTGGGTAGAAAAGCTCGGCGGGCAAACGGCACTGGCCGTGCAGCTGTTTCGCACCAGCGGCGCGGCGATGAAAGATGCGTTCAAGGAAGCCGGCGCGATCGCCACCACATCCGGCGTCGATCTTGCCGAACAGATGGCGGTGATCGGCACGCTCAGCAGCACCATGGAAGGCGGCGACGCCGGCGGACGCTACAAAGCGTTCTTCGAGAACATCGGCGCTGCATCGGAAAAGCTCGGCATGAAGTTCACCGACCAACAGGGCAAGGTCCTGCCGATGATGGCCATCCTGGACAAGCTCCAGGGCAAGTTCGGCGACCTGACCAGCGCGTCGGCCGGAGCCAAGCTGATGGAGGCCTTCGGCGGTGAAGGCGCCCAGGTAATCGGTGCGCTGGCCAAGGATACCGATCGACTGCGCAACGGCATCGAGCAGCTGGGCAAGGTGCGCGGTCTGGAAAATGCCGAGCAGATGGCCAGGGCGATGGTCGATCCGTGGCAGCAGTGGGCTTCCCTGGTCGAAGTCATGCGCACGGTGTTCGGACAAGTGCTGATTCCTGTGCTTACGCCGTTCATGAACAAGATGGTGGACATCGGTAAAACCCTGGTTCGTTGGTCGCAGCTGTTTCCCAACATTACCCGGGTGATCGGCATCACCGCGCTGACGATCATGGCGATCGTCGGTGCCATGTCGCTGCTGACTTTGGTGGTGGGTATCTCACGCATGACCTGGATGGGCCTGGTATCAGTGTGGAAGGTCGTCCAGATGCTCAACCTGCGCACCGTTGCTGGCTTCATTTTGCAGAAACTGGCGATCCTGGCTTACATGGCCGTGATCTACACGCTCAGCGCCGGCCTTGCCCTGGTGCGCGGCGCCATGATGCTGTGGCAGGGCGCGATCTGGCTGGTCAACGCAGCACTGTTGGCCAACCCGATCGTGTGGATTGTGGTCGGTGTTCTCGCCCTGGTGGCGGTCATTGTCGCGGCGGTTCACTACTGGGACGAATGGACGTCCGCCCTGATGAACACGGCCGCGTTCCAGTTCGTCGCCGACAAGCTCCAGAAACTGTCCGACTGGTTTAACTCAATGGGTGGCTGGTCAGGCATGGCCAAGGCAGCTTGGGACAGCATCGTCGGCATTTTCACCAAGGCCGTAAACGGCGTGATCGAGCTGCTGAACAGCATCCCGGGTGTGAATATCGAAGCGCGTTTCGGCGGCATGCCTGAAGTGCCCGGCATCGATGCCGCGACCAATGCCGCTGACACCGCCAATTCCGCGCAGAAAGCACAGCAAACCATCAACGCGGCAATCCCCAGCCTTTCGCCGGCGCGCCCTTCGGCGGTGCCGCCCGGCGGCTTGCTGACCAGCATCCAGAACAACAACAGCAGCCAGAACAAGGGCACGCATGTGGAGAACGTGAATATTCACACCAGCAAATCGATGAACCCGCTGGAGGTGGAAAACATGGTCGCTATGGCGGTCGGCGGATGAGCGAGTACGTAGACCTGCTGATCATCGACAACGACCTGGCACTGGATCCGTCACACCAGCCGCTGCTGGTCGATGACCGCGCCTGCATCGCCCAGGACATCGCTCACTTGATCCGCGACAGCGGGCTGCTGGTGACACTGGTGGCCGAGCGCGATCGGCTGCGGCAGCGCGACTGTATCCAGCAGATGGAACTGTTGGTGGAGGACGACCAGCGCCTGGTGCCGGGTACGGCACGCATCACCCAGCAAGAACCAGGCGTGTACCTGGTCACTGCGAAAACCCTGAAATTCGGTTCGATTGAGGTAAGTCTGTGAGCCAGGTCGATTTTAAAAAGGTGATCGCCGACGCCGGCATCCCCACCACCGAGGCCGGTTTGAAGGCGGCGTGGGAAAAGGAGGTTGAAGCCCAGGGAGCGAAGGTGGCCAACACCAGCAGTTATTCGCCGTTCTGGCGGGTGATGACCGCGCTGGTGACCAAACCGGTGTTGTGGCTGTTGGACTTTCTGTGCCTGACGGTGCTGCCGAATTTTTTTGTGAAAACGGCGGTGGATGCGTGGCTGGACATGCTTGCTTGGGCGGTCAACGTCGAGCGTAAAGGCGCCACCAAAGCGCAAGGGAAATTGCTGTTCACCCGCGCTTTACCGGACGGCGTGATGGAACTGGAAAAGGGCATAGTGGTGCAGTCTGCCGCCATCAACGGCAACGTGTACCAATTGATTACCACGGCGCCGGCGACGTTCGTCGCGGGCCAGCTGCAGCTGGAAGTCCCGGTGGAGGCGATCGAATCCGGCAGTGGCTTCAATCTCGCCCCGGGTTACTACGCCATCCTGCCGGTGCCCATCCCCGGCATCGTCCAGGTAGTGAACAAGGACGGTTGGCTGGAATCACCAGGTGCGGATCCGGAGCCGAACGACCAACTGCGTTTACGCGTGCGCAATCAGTTCTCGGCGGTGAACCAGTGGCACACCGACGCGGTGTATCGCGCCATGATTTCCGCCTTCCCAGGCGTTCGTCCGGACGGCGTCTACTTCGAACACGGCGCACCGCGTGGGCCGGGCAGTGCGAATGCCTTTGTGTTGTTTGATGCAGGTGTGCCGGCGGCGACTTATCTGGAGCAAATCAATTCGCACATCCGCGACCAGGGCAACCATGGCCACGGCGATGATCTGCTGGCCAAGGTCATGCCCGAAGTCCCCGTAAGTGTTGCGATGACGCTTTGGCCGCAACCGAATCTGAGCGCCGAGCAGATCGACACGTTGAAAAGTGAGATCGAGCTATTCATCCGGGCCGCGTTTCGGGAAAGCACGCCCCGCGATTATCAGCCGACGCTGACTTATCCCCAGTCGCGTTTCAGCTTCAGTCGCCTCGCGGAAGAACTGCACCAGCAGTTTGCCGATATCGCCTCACTGCGGTTTACACCCGGCGTCGACATCACCAGCGGGTTGGACATTCCGCGCCTGACTTCGCTGAAGGTGAACCTGCAATGATCAAACTCAAATTGCCGTTCTGGCTGGGCGGCACCGAGCTTTCAAAGCTGGTGGCCGCTGCACAGGCGTGGTGGGAAACCGTCACCGGTTGGTTGCGTTGGCCCTATTCGCAGATCGATCCCGACACCTGCCACATGAACATCCTTGAGCTGTGGGCCTGGCAGCGGGACGTGACGCGCTTCAAGGGCGAACCCGAGTCACTGTTTCGACTGCGCGTGAAATACGCATTCATCAACTCGGTCGACGCCGGCAGCACCGCCGGTTTGAAACGCATATTCGAGCGACTGGGCGTGGGTTACGTCGAGATCGAGGAACGTCAGCCCGACCGCGATTGGGACGTGGTGCTGCTGAAGTTCAGCAACGCACAGTTGTCGCTCAACCCCGAGCTTCTGCGCGTGCTGATCCAGCAATACGGCCGAACGTGCCGGCGCTACGACTTCGTAACCATCACCCCCGTGGGGCTGCAAATTGCCCTGATCGACTTCAACGACGACCAGCAAACGCTGGTTGCCAGCCTGTAGGAGCGCACCGTGAGCGCCAGTATTACCTTGGCCGGCGAAAGCCAAATCGCCCTCAAACAAAGTCAGCAAAAGCCGCTGATCGTCAGCAGATTCATCTTTGCCAATGTGCCCGGGCTTGATCCGACCGCGCCGCTCGATCGCGCTGCCGGCAAGCCACCGGCTGCGCAGATTGTTCACGTCTACACCATCCCGGAAAAGAACGCGGGTTTCGTGAATCCGAACCAGGTGGTGTACAGCGCACAGTTGGGGTCGGATATTGGCGACTGGGACTTTAACTGGGTCGGCCTTGAGGACGCCGACGGCATCTTGTTCGCCGCGTCGTCGGTGCCTCTGCAACAGAAACGCAGGAACATTCCGCCTGAGCAGATCGGCAACAACGTCACCCGAAACTTTCTGGTGGCCTATGACGGTGCCATGCAACTGACGGGCATCACGATTGACGCCAGCACCTGGCAGCATGACTTTACGGTGCGTCTTGCCGGCATCGATGAGCGCGAACGCCTTAGCAATCGAGAGCTGTACGGCCGCGCCTGCTTTTTCGGTAACTCATTGGCCTTCGGCAAAGGCGAAAGCGGCTTCCAATTAGGTGCGGGTACGGCTTATATCGAAGGTATCCGGGTTTCACTGGCGAAGGCTCTGCCAATCACCGGCGCTATCCCAGCAGGAAAAATCACCCTCGACGTCTGCTTGGAACGGCAGTTAAGCGATCGGGTAGCGACGTGGAGAGTCGTCTATGGCGAACAGGCCGACTACACCGACGCCGCCGGCGCGCGCCATTACTGCGTGCCGATCGCTCATTACACGTCGCCGACAGCGTTCTGGGATGAGCGCCAGTCGGAGCCAATTGCCGGGCCACTCGTTCAACACTTCGCGGCGCGTGAGGGTGATTACGCGAATCTCCGCGCCCGGGCGACGACCAAAGAAGACGTCGGACTCGGCAACCTGCCCAACGCAAAGAGCGACGACCCAACTACCAACAGTAGCGAGATTCTGGCGACTACCGCCGCGCTGAACAAACTGCAGAAACAAGTCGGCGACTCGATGACCGGCATGGTTGCCGGCTTCAGCATGTATTCGGCGCCGGCGGGCTGGCTTGCATGCAACGGCGCCGCTATCTCGCGTACTGCATTCGCTGGCCTGTTCGCACGCATCGGCACGCACTACGGGGCAGGCGACGGAACAACCACGTTCAACGTGCCGGACATGCGCGGTCTGTTCCCCCGTGCGTTTGATGACGGTCGCGGTATCGATCCCGGCCGGGCTTTCGGGTCGTTTCAGGATATGGCTCTGCATTTGCACGCTCACACCGCCTCGGCCGCTGCCGTGGGGGATCACTTGCACACCGCTTGGACAGATGCGCAAGGCAACCACGTCCACAGCGCCTGGACTGATGCCCAGGGTAACCATGATCACGGTTTCCGCGTAGTCGACACTGGCGCCGGCGTGAACGTCGGTTATCCGGCTGGTGGCAGCGTATGGACGGAACTTGAAATCGGTGGCGGGAAAAATGCCGACGGGCGCCCGATGCGCACGGACTACCAGGGCAACCACGCACACAACGTCGGCATCGGTGCCGCTGGCCAGCATGCGCACAACGTTGGTGTCAGTGGTGGCGGTGCCCACACCCACGCCGTGACCGTCGCCGCCAACGGCGGTACCGAAACCCGACCGAAGAACATGGCCCTTTATTACTGCATCAAGTATTGAGATCGAGCATGACTGACAAAATCGTTTATCAGACCGACTATCTCGGCATCTTTATTGGTGCCGTGAGGGCGGAAGAATCACCGCTAGAAGAGGGTGTTTATCTGATTCCCGGCGGCTGCGTAGAGATCGCGCCACCAGCAGTTCCGGAACACAAAGCCGCGTGGTGGAACGGCAAAGCCTGGCAGCTTGTGGACTTCTTCGGTGGCGTCGTGGTGTACAGCACCGACACCGGCGAGCCGCGAACATTGGAAGGTTTCGAAGTGATGCCGGCAGGTTTCACCATGAAGAAGCCCGGGCCTAATCAGGTCTGGAAGAATGGCGGATGGGTTGATGACATCGACGCTGTGCTGGCTGCTCTGCGTGAAAAGAAACTGCAAGCAATCGCTGCTGACTGCACGGCCTACATCGCCGGCGGCTTCAATTCCAGCGCGTTGGGCGAGCCATTCCACTACAGCAGCGCGATCGATGACCAGGTGAATTTAAACGGCCAGGTGCTGCTGGGTCTGGACGACGTTTACCCGTGCTATGACGCCGACCAGGTGCTGGCCTTCCGGCCGCATACCATCGAACAGTTGCAGAAAGTCAGCCTTGACCTGGTGCGCTTCCGGCAAGCCGCGCAGCAGCACGCGGAAACACTGCGCCAAGCTGTGGCGAAGGCTCAGAAAGACAAAAATCTGAAGGCAATGAAAGCCATCACCTGGACGCCGCCGGCATGACCTGGGCACCGGTGACAATGCGCTGGCCGGAGCAGGCCACGCGATGGATGGGTGGGCTGTCAGCGGCCAAGGATCTGGCCGGTGGCGAACTGGCCAGCACTGCCCAGCGCCTGGCTGGCCTGAGTGGACTGGCCAACACTAACCCGGGGCCGGTCGGTGATGCAGCAAAAGGCGCGATCGCGGCCGGACGCGCAGCGCTGGCCGAGCAGATGGGGCAGGTTCCGGCGTGCCTGGTCGTGACGCCATTTCAAAGCGGCATTGGCCAGGGCGCCGGCTATCAGCGCTTTCTGTCCGCGCCCAACGCGCTGGAACATCTCGCCAAGAAACTGGAAGACGCCAGCGACAGCGGGCGTCCGACTGGGCCGCAATACGCGTTGTCGATCCTGTTCCTGGGCACGCGCCTCGAACAGTTGGCCAGTAGCTTGGCGCGATTCAATGCTCTGCTGCCAATCCCCGACCTGGTGCGCACCGAGCGCCGGGCGCAACACCTGGTGAAACTGGAGAGCGAAAAGTGGGAGATCCCCGGCGCCGGAACTCTACCGCGTTGGCAGGGTTTGCCGCTGGAACGTTGCACCGTGGTCAAAGCCGCCAAACAGTCGATGGCGGGGCAAATAGCCGTGCTGGAAGGCTACGCCGCCGACAGCTCGCCGTTGGCCGATCTTGCAGCGCTGGCAGCGCGCAAGAGCGCCCAGCAGCAGGGGCGAGATAAACAACTGGCTGATCTGAAAGACCTGCTGGCCGGGGGCAATCCTGACGTCAGCATGCGCGCGCGGATGATTGGACCAGGCACTGCCGGCGAATTACGCCGCGAGTTGTTGGCCGGCGATGCGCCAGGCCACGAATGGATTCAATGCGCTGGGGTTTTGTTGGTCGGCAGCAAAGAGGGACTGAGCTTTGTGCGGGAACTGGTGGGCCTATGACGCTGCTACTCGACGGGCAAAAAGTCCAGGGCAAGAACCTCAAGGTCACGGCCAACCTGCGAATCGAAAGCGGCGATATGTCCGGCCAGACCAGCAACACCGACAAGGCTCACAAAGGCTTTAAGCCTAAGACGCTGGCAGTCTCACTGATGATTCCCTTTGTGGATAAAACTCAGCTGACGGATCTGTTGCGCATGGCTGAAGCCACCGCCGGCGGTGGTCAGTTGCATCTGTATCGGATCGTGAACGACACGGCCGAAACCTTCGGCGTGCGTCAGGTGGAGTTCTCCGACGGAGTCAGTGCGCGGGAAGCCGACACCCTAAAAGCCTGGCTTGTGCAATTCACCCTGAGCGAGCGCGAATCGAACCCGGAGAAAGTCGAAGGCCGGCGCGCCGGCAACAGAGTAGACGCTCAAGGCGCCCCGGGAAGCCCGGTCGGTGACGGCGGTGCCGGCAACGGAGAAGGAACCAGCGACAACCCCGCGCTGAGCGGCTTCGAAAAGGTGCTGGGACGTGTGGATAAGTGGCTGGGCGGGAGTGAGCAGACGTGAAACTGCACAAGATACTTTCCATCAACGGCGCCCCGATTGCTCTCATCAAGGAGGACGTCCGGCTGGACGCTACCAGCCCCGGCCGGGCGAACTTCACAGTTCAATCCCCTGTGCCGCTGAAAGGTCTGGTGACGCTGGATATCGGCTACAACGAAGGCACGTTGCAACGCCACTTCATCGGCTACGTCGAGCGCTGTACCGCCGCCAATGCGGTCGAGCAGGTGCTGTTCTGCCGGGAACTGGCGGCAGTGCTGGCCAACCCGTTGCCGTTGAACCTGCGTCATGTGGATCTGCGCGCCGTGTTGGCCAAGGTCAGCGAACAAACCGGGCTGCGCTTCCGCGTTCCGGATCAGCCATACGCCAGCGTGAAGACGCCGTACTTCTACAGCCTCGCCGCCGGTTACCAGGCGATGGACAGTCTCGCCCGGGTATTCAGCATTCCTGACTTCACCTGGCACCAGCTGGGCAACGGTGAAGTGTTCGCCGGCAGTTGGGCCGACAGTTTTTTCGGCGCCCGTGCGCCGCTGCAAATCCCCACGGAGCTGTTCGACGGCTACCAGGGCAACCAGAGCGCGATGGTCGCTGCCCTTCCCGGCGTGCGACCAGGCGCAACAATCAACAACGGCGAGCGCATCACCACGGTGACGCTGACCAATGACCAGATGGCTATCCGATGGAAGACGCAATCCGCCGCGCTGTAGAGCGCCAATTCCCCGAACTCACCGGTGGTTACCACCTGCCGCGTTTTGCCCGGGTTACCGCCGTGGCCGACGCACCGGCAGACGCCGGACTGTGCGACGACTTCCGTCCGCGCTACGCCGTGGACATTGTCGTACTCGGCCCGGATGACGAACCAGATCCGGCCATGCCGCCGCTCACCGGTGTTCCATTACCGCTGCCCACCGGTGGCGAGGAAATGGGTATTTACGCCTTTCCGGAGGAGGGCACGCGGGTGGTGGTGTGCTTCGCTTACGGTCTACCGAACAAGCCCTACATCCAATCGATTTTGCCGCACGGCTTGAGCATGCCGAAGGTGCCGAAAGGTGATCAGGTGTGGCAGCACAGCGAGGCCGCCCAGCAGCGCGTCGACGCCGACGGCAATTGGTTGCGCCAAACCGATGGAAAGATCAGGGATCAGGCGATCGAGCGCGAGGTTGAAGCCCTGGACAACCGCG